ATTTCAAATCTCGGCATTCTGTTTCTCCACAATGCGCTTGGCTAAATCAGATATTAAATTAGCCGTTGCTCTTGTGGACAATTCTACATGACCAACCTCTTTGCCGTCTACCCACATGTAAACAACAGGTCCGTTGGTCCCATCTCGTACTGTAATCAATGTCATTACTGCAACCTCGCTGCGGCCTTTTCAAAGCCTTGTTTGAGAGCGCTATGGTTCCAAAAGAAATTCAGGGTGCATCCCGCTCTGTATTTTGTCCACGAGAAGTCCATGAAGCCAATCTCTAAGCCATGGTCTCGCAACAATGCTTTTTGCTTCTCTGTGGCTTGCTGATTAAGCCAGCGTTTTGTTTTGCTTGCCGCGCTGCTGTCTTCGATGTCGCGCAGAAAATCGTCGGCTGCTGACATAGCATGAACCTTCTCGCCGATGGATACGACGCGCACACGACCCTTCTGAGCCTTTACCATGGCAACCCACATATCGTCCTTGATATGGCCTACGAATGCAAATCCCTGAAAGCCCATAGCCATCATTGCTTGGCCTTCGCTAAATGGGTTGATCCATTTGAACGGCGACAGACGCAGTAAATCGAACTCTGTCATCACAAAGTTTTCAAGTACGTCCTTTTCGGCTTTCTCAAAGATGTGGCCGCAGAATGGGCATTCGCGGGTGTTCGGTGCAACTTCAGCATCGCAATCAGGACAAACCTTGACGGGCGCTTCACCGCCTTCTGTTTTGGTTGCGCCATCCAAGTTTGCAGTATCATCTAAAGAACCGTGCGTAATAACGGACGTTCCAAAGTCCATGACGATGCAATTGGTTTTAATGATGTCAGGATATAGCTCAGGATCAACAATCCGTAGCCCACGCCCAATCATCTGCACCATAGTGCCCTTCTGAGAGCATGGACGGGTCAGGACGACACAGGATACGGGTGGAGCGTCAAACCCCTCTGTAAGCACCGCTACGTTGACCACAACCTGCAAATCGCCATGCTCTAGGTCATGCAGCATTTGCTCACGTTCATGCTTGTCTGTTTCGCCTGTGACGTAATCGGCTTTGATGTCTGCAAGCAGAAACGCTTCGCAAAGATGTTCGGCATGTTTAACGGTGGAGCAGAAAACAACTGTCTTGCGATCCCCTGCCTTGTCGAGCCATTCCCGAACAATTCTATCGTTAATGACTTGGCGGTCCATAATCGCGGCGACCTCTTCCATGTCGTACTCTTTGCCGCGCTTGGTCACGTTGTTCAGTGCGTCATTGACGCCAAGGTCAACCACAAATGTTTTAGGCCGAACCAGAAAGCCTTCATTGATCAAAGTAGATAATTCGATCTGATGTGCGCAGTTGTCGAACACAGATCGCAACCCTTTGCCATCACCGCGATTTGGCGTTGCAGTGAAGCCCACGATTTCTGCTTTGTCATTGTCTTGCAATACAGCGTCGATCACACGACGATATGTCGGAGCCGCTGCATGGTGGCCTTCGTCTATAACAACCATATCGAACTTAGGACGATGCGCGAGTGTGCGTTCGCGAGAGATGGTCTGCACCATTGAAAACACTGCATCACCGTCCCAGTGCTTGACTGTGCCGTTCACGATGCTTGTTGTGATATATGGGTTTACCTTTTTGAACTTGGATTGGTTTTGCTCAACAAGTTCGTCACGATGCTGCACGATTAGAATTTTCTTGCCTTCCTTATGGCGCTTGCCCACGAGCGCAGAAAGCATGATGGTCTTGCCTGCACCCGTTGGTGCGACGACTAGGGTATTGCCGTGCTTGTCGAGCGCCTTCATAGCGTCATTCACGGCTACCTCTTGGTAGGGACGTAGTAACATTGGAACACCTATTCGCTAGAAAAGTGAGGGGGGATTGCGGCCCACGGCCCCCCTATCCGTGGTCTAGCAGGCGCGGATTGGCCTTGCCGCTAGATTACCGTTGCGCCCAAGAAGGGACTGCGCCAGACGGTTGTGGTGCAGAATACTGTGACGGTGCTGCCGCAGGTGTCTGCATGACTGGCGCTTGTCCACCATGGATGAACTCGCGCGAATTAGGTGTTAGTGCGGCGACCAGTCGGTTGCTATCAGCGTAACCATTGGTGCCTTTCTTGATGCCAACCTTAGCACAGATTTCCATAGCGTTTAAGTCAAAAACGCCAGAAATATTACGAGCCTGTTGTGCCTGTGGCGACATGTCCGCAGGGTCAATGCCACGCGCACTTTCCACAAGTGACTTCAATGTGCGCAGACCAATCTCTTTAGCCTGTGGAATGCCGCTTTGTCCCATTTTGTCACCGTCAACAAAGACGCGATCCCAGAACTTGCGACGATCAAATTCACCGCCAATGATGGTGAACTCAATTTCCATCCACTTGGCTGCTGATGACATGGACTTTTTAAACCATGCTCCTTGACCGAACTCAGGGATTTCCATGTCACCATGCTTGATGACCATAACCGCACGGCAAACTGTGCCGTTAGGGATTAGGGAAAACTCACGTTCTTGTGGGTTGTTATCGGCGGGTACGTTATTCAAATTTAGCATTATGCTACCTCTTCGCTAGAGTTTTGTGTTGCAGGGTCAACGAATGTCAAACCCCGTGATTCATCTGGTGATCCACTAGACATCTTTTCCATAAGTCTGCCAAGGTGTGGCTCTTCCAAGGTTTCGAGACGACCAGAGCGATCTTTCGCAGGGTAGCCCCATTCGTTTAATGGCTGACAAACAAACGCACGGTATTGCCCATGATCTCCTGTTAGGACGGCCATTGTGATCATTTCGTCAACAATTCCCGGCAATTCACGACCAGTCTTGCTGCCTTCGATCTGTAGGGCGTATTGCTTACGCCCATACTCGTCAGTGATTTCGTCAAGGATGCCAACGAAAATCACGCTCTTTTCGCGGATGTGTTGGATGTGTGTTAGCCACGCCATCATCTCGCGTCCGTGCATACCATAGGCTGCACGAGTGTCTAGCTTACCAGAGCGCTCAGAACGCGACTCTGGTTGCTGTAAGCACCACTGAAAGCACAAACGCCCTGCGACGGTAATAGAGTCCACAAATAGCGTATCGTACTTCTGCCAAAACTCTGCGCTGTCTCCAAACATCGTAGCAACATAATCGTAATGCGCTTGACTGTATGGCTGATCTTCTGACAGCGATGGGTTAGGACCCCCCAAGAAACAGGCGAGGTCACGGCATTCTGTCCATGTGCGAGGCCGAATTACGTCGATGGGGAAACCTTCAATTGCAGCGTCTCCCGCTTCCAAGTCCAAGAACAGCGTAGTGCTAGGGTTTAGTGTCCGCGCCAATGTGGTTTTTCCCACACCGCTTGCGCCACAGACAACAATTTTATGGCCTTTTTTCTCAGCAAGACGCTGATCGGCTGTGATGATTTGTAGTGCCATTTAGCTTACCACCCTTAATTCTTCTGTTGCATATCTTTTCATAACGTCGAAAACACTGTCCTTCACTTGCGATCTAAAGCTGTTGTGAATTGCAACAGTCTTCACGGGTGAATCAAAGTTTTGGAACGCAAACATGCCGCGCATGAAATAGTCATTATCCAGAGACGTGCCCTGCGTGTTGATATGAATCTGACCTTCCATGATTTGGCGATAGAGCGCGATAAAAATCGGTGGCCATTCATGAATTTCATTACGGCATAAACCATTGTAGACTTCTAGCGCATCATCATGGCTAATGCGATCAGTGATGATAGCGAGAGCATATGCTGCACGAAAACCAGTTTGCTTCCAAATATTACGCCCAGACTTTGGCGGCTTGATGTCATACTCGACCTCTGTAAGCAACTTGCCAATCCTATCATTCAATACACGACTTACATCTTCTGGTGCAGGTGTCGAGATAGACGATGCCGAGCGTAGCAAGAAATGGATTGGATGCACGATTCCAGTTGGTGCGCCAGTAATATCAGAGTTGGTTCTGACTTTACCTTGATCCAGTGCTTTATAAATAGAACCGTCCTTGTGAATGCAGATTGAATACGGGATTGTAAGCCCAGTTTCGATCTGTGCATTAGAGCGATGCTGTCCATTGACCATAATCCAGTCAGAATCAGATTTAACAAAGACAAGCGGCTCTGGATGTAAAACCCAACGATTTAGGTTCATTGACCGAACATACTTGCGAAACGTTGCTTTGTTTAAATCGCGGTTGCCTTTGTAATTCCAACCAACAATAGTTTCCATTTCTTGTGCAGTGATTTCTGCATTGAAATGGATTTGGCGTTGATCAAGCGCGTTAGACGCATTGATCATTTTTGTGTAGTTCGCTTCCAGTAAATCTTGGATACCCATTATTCTACCTCTTCGATTGTGAAGCCGCCCACTTCCACGCTGCGGCATGGTTCAAGCATGTCTTTTACTGCGGGTGGGGCTGCGGTGTATTTGCGTTCGTCAACAGCAAGTGTCAGCTTGCCATAGTGACGCGCATCTTCCTCTGGCATTGACTGCAAGACATTGCCAAGTTTGTCTTGATCCCACGTTACTTTTTTGCGCACAGTGGCTTTCAGCTTACGATTGCCTGCAACAATGTATGTGGTTCCAAAGTCCTTACCATCTGCGCGTAGCGCGTCGGTGGTCTGGATGTAGAATGTATCATAGAGTTGTTCTTCAACGTCCGCCAACTCCTCACGCAAGTCTGCGATGATGTATTTGAGTTCCTGACGACGTTCGAACAGTTCACGACTATTCATGTCGATTCCTTTCCGTCTTAATTGCTAGAGATTCTTTGTCCCATATGAATTGGGATATGTCAACGACTTTTTTTAGATAAAAATATTTCTATGCCATGGATGGCATGCATAAGTTTCTTTTTTAATTTAAATTCAGGGGTTTCGACGCCCTTGGCATCTTCGACAACTTCGTACCAATTTCCGTTCTTGTCTTCCTTCTGGTAGCGAAAGTCAGCGACATATGCGCAAATCTTTTCGCCATTAACCAAAAGGTTATACCTCACCTGTAGCTCTAGGTCTTTAATCCGCTCTGCGCGTTCGAGCGACTTTAGGTACAGGTAACGCTCTGATTCCCACTTGGAATCAAACTTGATGTTATCTACTATAACCTTCTTGTTTCCGTACTTGGGCCTTGACCCACGCCGTTTGGGATTATATACATTAGGAAACGTCATTTATGGGAAAAACCTCCATGCCAAATCCAGTAAAGTACAAATCTGTCGGTGTTTCAATAGATGCTTACGACAAGTTAGTAAAAATAGCAGATCACGAGGATCGTGCTATTGGACGCCAATTGTCGCGCATGATTGAGGACGCTTACGACGAGGTGCAGGCAAAGGTAGCCGCCCGTTATGACCGTCGTCATAGTTTAGGCGGCATTGCCTCTGTATTAGAAGATTAAAGAAGCCCAGCGCTTCCTAGACCACCCAGTAGTGTCGCTGCCACTGCTGGGTTTTCTTTTGCGCGGTCACGAATACTAGGCACTGAAGGCATGCTTGGAAGCTCTACCGGGGAAACATCAGGAACCTGAATACTTGTTCGGGTTACAGGGGTTGGTGCCGGGATGCGTGATTGCATTTGGTCTTCAAAGTTTTGTGAAATTCTTTGAGCTTCACCGCCTAGAGCAGAACTGATGTCAGCAACACCTCGTGCTGTTTCTTGCTTCATTGATGAACTAATGACATCATTTAGCGTTTCCAAAAATACTTTCATCTTTCCGGATTTAGTCGTTTGAGCCGCTGCTTGTGGTCCGTACTTCTTCATAAATGTTTCGTAGAACGGCCCTGTAGATAGCACACGACCTACGACACTAAGCCGAGCAAGTGTTCCTAAATTTTCTAACGGACTGGCTGCAATGTTGGCAGCAACAAGATCACCACCTTCAGCAGATACGCCAAGAACCTTCATGTTTTGACCAAATAAACCGATAGCTTTCGCTTCTTCTGGATCAAATAGCGCATCAATCTTGCCAGACTTTTACGCCGGTTCGATTCGCTTAGATAACAGTTTGAATGCTTTCTTGTCTGTTAAGAATGTATCTTCGAAGTCACCGATCAGGCTTTGCATATAGTATGACTGCAACTCTGCGCGTTCCGCAGGCTTGTCTTTAAAGAACTTGCCTAGCTGTTTAATGTCATCACCGCGCATAGATGGGCTTGCGAGAAGATCAGCAGCTTCACTTGATGTGATGTTACCGCTGCGAAGTTTGCGAGCGACTTGAACTGCATCAAAGTCCGCCTTCTCCTTCATAATATCCCGAACATTTTTTAGTAGGTTAACTCCAGCCTCGTCCGCTCCGGATGCAACAAAGTCATCAATCACGCTTTGATCAATCCGAGTTAGAGACAAAGAATCTAGCTGGTCAGCCAGCTTTCTAACTTCTTTTGCTTGTGACCCGAACAATTCATCGGCTGTTGTGCCTAGCGCCTCCAGCTTTTCTTTAAATCTGCTGCCACTAAACTTTTTTGTGGAATATAAAGTTGACCCAGACTCACGCATTGCTTTGCGCAACCATTCGCCTGCGGCACGCTTGCGAATATCATCAAATGCACCTTTGCCTAGATTGGCTTC